TTAGCCCTGACATTCATCCCGGATGAAATCATATAGGGCTTCCGGCTCCTTCAGACACCATTTGGTTTTTTCGTCTTCGGTCCAGACCTCATAGTCCGGAGCGGCATCGTAAATCCACCAGCTGATGTAGTCGTACTTGTCGTTGACCGCTTCCTCCAACACATTCAGTAAGGCGGAAAGAAGCTGCGGCCCGCCCTCAAAAACGAAATGACCATCGCCCACCAGATTGAGCGCCTCACTGAATTGTGCGTCTCTTTTCCTCTGGGCTTGGATCTTCCGCAGGGCTTCGCAGAAGGTTTTCTTGGACAGCATCAGAAATCACCTCGGGGTTCGTAGCTCTCCGCTTCCAACTCAGCTTTCCATTTCAGAAGCAGCGAAACGGCCTCTTCCTGCGTGGCAGGATCGGTGCAGAATTCAAAGAAACGCACGATCAGCATTTCCGGTGTCAGACCAAGTGGTGCTATCACTGTTTTCAGTTCTTCCAACACATCCGCATCCACTTGAATCTCCACAATTTCGTACTTCTTCTCATCCATTGGATTTTTCATCTCCATTTGAATCTTCCTGCCGGAGCTCAGCAAGCCGCTGCTGAAACAACTCCAGAAGTTCTTTCCAGACCTGCGGCTTCTTGAGAGGCTCCATCGGTTCTTCCAGTTCCCGCTCCAGATCGGCCACGGCCACCGACAGCGTCTTTTCATCGAACAGGCGGTAGTGACATCGGGCATATCGGACGACCGCTTCGCTCTCCTCATCTTCCGTTCGCATGGCATAGCGGAGGGCACAGTTGATGACACAGCCAAAGTCATCCACATAGTCGAAATCGAACCAGGAGGCCGGACAGAGGACAAGATCATCCTTCCCTTCATCGGTGATCACCAGCCCGATGTTTTCACGGCTTACCCGTTCCAACACGGCATCCAGATCAGCTGCCAGCGCCTGACGTGAGATGCGCTCCATGCTTTCCAGTGATTGTAAAATCGGCATTGTTTCCTTCCTCCTGTCCTCTTGTCCGATTTCTTCAGATATGAGCAGTCGGCTGAGACTGTTCCACAGCCGGGGATATGGCTCCTGTTCTCCATATCGGTTCAGATGATATTGAATCTCCGCCGCAGCGGCGGAACGGGTGCTCTCGTCCAGGCAGCTCAGATTCCGGCAGGTGAAATCCACAGCGATGCTGGGCATATAGGTGTGCCGTCCCATACTGTACCGAATCGCCGCCAGAATGATATGCCGCAGTCCTTCCTCCCAAACGGGGGCAAGGATTCTTGCCGGAAACAGCAGTCCTGTGTTCCCCTTTCGGGATTGGAGTGGCAGGCCGCTTTCCTCGGCTCGCTCCAGCGTGTGCTGCCAGTCTCGACGAGCGATGGAACTGGCCAGAGGTTCCGCCTCATAAAATCCCTTTCTTCTTTTCACGGCTGCACCTCCGGTTCCGCTTTCTGCTGGCCTTTATGCAGGAGATTGTTGGCTTCCATCTCCTCGAAGGTGACCGGCTCGAAGCGATTGACATCCACCCCGGCATTCAGCATCCGCTCGTTTGCCTGAATGAGCGGCCAGTAGTCCGCATCGGTATTTCCGTGGATGTGACCAAAGACCATGTAGCACCGCATGATATGCGGCCAGGACATCATGGGGTAGTGGCAGAGGGTGTACTGCCGCTTTCCGTCCGTGATATACAGCAGATTGCTCACGCTTTCAAAGAATCGCTCCGTCTGACAATTCTGGACCCATCCCCGGTCGTGATTCTCAAGGATGAGATGCTTCTTTCCCCGCAGCCGCCGCAGGTATTCCTCCGGCGGCTTTTTGCTCCGGTAGATGAGGTCGCCGAGGATATAGACGGTATCCTTCCCTGTGACCTTGCGGTTCCAGTTTTCGATGAGGGTTTCGTCCATCTCCTCAATGCTGGAGAAGGGCCGGTTGCAAAGCCGGATGCAGTTCTCGTGACCGAGATGCAGGTCAGAGGTAAAGAAAATCATGGGGATTCACCGTCCTTCTTCAACCGGGGAACCGGGATTGGCTGCCACCGGCAGTAGTTTGCAAGTTCGTCCCGGCGCTCAAGGGGCAGATTCATAAAATCGACGATACGCTCGCCTGGGAACCAGGCGTGGCAGTAGGCGGGAAGAACTCCTTCCGGCACGATGCCGATGGGCTCCTCTCCGGTCAGGCGGGCCTTCAATTCCTCAGCATTGCGGATACATACGGGAATGTCTGCCCGATGGAGTGCGAGGAAGAAGTGGATGGCCTCCACCGTCCGGGTCTCCGCAAGACCGGCCACCGCCAGATAGTAACCATGCTCATCCCGGCACACGATGCAGTCGATGTGGGTGCTGTTGCCGCCCCGGCATACCTCCCAGGGGTGGCCGATGCGTGGCCGCTCTTTCAGCCAGCGATCAAAGGCATCGGGGGAATTCCCGTCCAATTTGGACAGGCCCTCGTCCCGCCCATCCGCGTGGAGAAGGTACTGCTCCTTGTCCGGTTTCTCCGTTCCGGCATATCCCATGGCCCGGTAGCCCAGAGCGCAGGCATGATAGAAGTCGTTTGCGGTCATGGACGGGAGTCTTCTGTTTGCTTCCAGGGGATAGCCTGCCGCCGAGGCAAGAAACTCATCCACCTCCTGCCGGGAGATATTCTGGAAGAACTTCTCTTTCCATTCGGGAAAGACCTTCCACAGATCCCGGCGCAGGACGGTTCCCGTCCGATGCCAGACGGGCAGATTCCGCTCCACCAGCTTCGGATAGCTGCCATCCTCCACCGCCTGCACGGCGTCCCGCACGGCTTCCTCCAGCCAGGAGGTAAATGGGGAGATGTCATGGGGGAAAGATCTCTCTTTGCGGCAGTCCACCTCCAGCACATGGTTATGGCTCAGGAATACCGCCCGGTATCCGATCTTCTGATCTTCACCGGCGGAAAAGTGGAACCACTCCACCTCCTCCGGGAACTCGGAACGCCACCAGGCTTCAAATTCCTCGTAGCTCTCCACCTGCCCATCCTCCCGTAGATCCTCAAAACTGCCGAAGTCCTCGATGGTTCCCCGCTCGGCACGAAGCCAAAGCTCCCAGCTGTTGTGCTCCGGGTCAGGTTCCAGCCGGTAGAGCAGCCGGAAGATCCGGTCGATGGCCCCATAGGATGCCTCGTCGTAGGAGAAAGAGCAGTCGATGTTTCGGTATCCCACCCGGCCCAGCCAGCTGATATAGTGCTTAATCTCCGGTGCCTTCATGGCGTTCACCTCCTTGTGCTTGTTGCGTTTCCTCGTCCGCTCTCTCCTCAAATTGGGTTCGGAAGAGAGCAATGTGTTCTCTCACAAGAGTAGGATGTTTGTCATAGACATGGCGGCAAAGGGCCTTGTACAGAGCAAGGAATCTCTGGTCATCCCCGAAGTCCATAAGGCCGTCCATGATCCGCTCGATCTCCTGCTCCCCGGTGATCCTGTCCTTCACCACCTGTTCCACCAATTGACTGTATTGCTGGTATGCGGTATCCATCAGGCGGGAGAGCCTCTGGACGGTTTCACGGATTGCGGCAAAGCAAGCCTCCCGTTCCGTTTTTTCTTCCTCTGTCATCGTATGCTATCTCCCGACAGGAGCTGCGGCGCCGCCTCCACACTGTGGAAGAGGAAGTGCATCCGGTCGATGCGCTTGTTGATATGCCAGTGGCCGCAGAACCAGTGATTGTATTGCAGCTTCCTCTCGATCTCCTCCAGCCACTCCTCGGTAGAGGCATCCACGGTGCTCTGGTCGATCATGGGGAGGAATGCTTCCCGCGGCTCATACCGATAGGGGCAGGTGTGGGAGAGAACGGTATCCACCTGCCAGCCGCAGGCATCCAGCGTCCGGATGACCTTCTCCTTGATCTCCTGAGAAGGCTGCTCGTCCGGCCACCAGCCATATCCTCTGTCCAGCCGGTAAAACTTGTCCACGCTGTAAGCCCCGCCGATTACCAGATGGCAAAGACCCTCCAGATGAAATATCTCCCCATCAGCAGCGAACAGCAGGCGGGGGTAGGTCTCCTCCACCCAGACCGTTCCGCCGTTCCATTCCTTGGTCTGGTAGGATGGCAGGGTAGATGGGCGAACCTCATGATTGCCGTGGATGCACAGGAGCGTGGGTTTCACCTGTGTCAAAAGCTGCTTCATCTCGGCATCCCGCCCGTTCAGGAAATAATTGGCCCCCACATCCCCCAGAAGGACGAGGGTGTCCTGCTCGGTCAGCTTGTGCCGGTCACAGAACTGTACGATCTCACGAGGGTTCCCGTGGATATCGCCCGTGTAGTAGATCATGGACTATCCCACCTTTCGCCCTCCATTATACCAACTTTGGAGGCCCATATCCTGGACTTTTCGAAAACATATTCACTTTCCCAAAAACATATACACTTTTACAGGCAAAAATCGACCGGCAGTCAAAGCACATGACTTCCGGTCGATTGTTTTCTCAGAGCAGGAATGTAAAATCGGAAGCATCCGAATCGATGCACTTCTCCCGGTGTTCTCGCAGAGCTGTCTTTAAGGCTTTCATCATGTCCAGCAGAATGAGAGCCTCACAGATGGTGCAATCTGAGAGGAGCAAGGTGATCTCCTCACTGGCGCACCGTTCCGTGTCGGTGATCTGCTCCATCAACAACCTTTCCGGCGATACGCCGAGGGCATTGGCGATGAGAACAAAGGTGTCCAGGCTCATACTTTTGAGGCCGCTCTCTATGTAACTGATGTAAGAGGGGGTTTTGTCCACCGCCTCGGCGAGCATTGCCTGGGAGAGATGGTTGCGGCGACGGGCTTCGCGGATGTGTTTGCCAATGGCTTTGTAGTCAAGACTCATAATAAGACCTCCAAAAAAATTGTAGCCTTATTATAGTGTCTGGCTTATATCATCGCCTTTGCCTTATATCAATTTCACCCCAAGTTGATATACTCTTAGAAATAGATTAACTGGAGAATATATTTCAAAAAGGGGGGGAGCCGATGGAGGAACATGGTTTGAACGAGCGTCAGCTGATTGGCTCCCGCATTCGGGAGGCGCGAGTCGGCCGGCGGATGAGCCAGGCAGATCTTGCAGCCAAGGCCAATATCTCCCTGCCTCATGTCAGCGCTATTGAAACGGGAAAGACCAATATGAAACTGGAGTCCTTCATCCGGATCATCGAGGCGCTTCAGGTGTCAGCGGACTCCCTGCTTCGGCCCGATGTGCCGGAGGTGCGGAGCCTCTACCAAAGTGAGTTTGACGAGCTGTTGGCCGATTGCTCCCCCAAGGAACTGGATTCCATCCTGAAAATCGTCCGGGAAGTGAAATCCACCATGACCAGAAGAGAAGACAACGATTAAAGCGGCGAGCCGAGGAGTGTTCCAAAGGCCCGCCGCTTTTCTTATGCAGTTGGTTTTTTGGGGACGAACTCCACTTTGAGACGCATCCCCAGGCCATCCGCCAGTCTTTTCAGGGTGCGGAGAGACGGATTGCCGGTTCCGTTTTCGAAACGGCTGATGTCTGCCTGGGCGATACCAGTCACTTCCGCCAGCTGCTTTTGCGTCAGCGACTGTTCATCGCGCCCTTCCAGAATCGCTCTCATGATCTGACGCTCCGGTTCGAGGGCATCCCACTCGGCTTTGAATGCGGGATCTCGGAGCTGTTCATTCAGAGTTTCACGAAAATTCTTGCCCATAGGTCAATCCTCCTTCCTCTGCTGGTAGTCCGCTCGATAATGTCTGTCTAATGTTATAACCCATACTTGTCGACTAAAACATCCCAGCGCTTCTTCGTTTCTGCATCAGAAAGAGATGTGAAAAGGCTAATTATTTTTCCGTCCTCACTATCAAATGTAATCTCATTGTATAATATGTAATCCCAAACTAATCGTCCAGTTTTGTCCCCGAAACGAGCAGGTACGCTATCGTGGATAAATCCATGTTGCTTAGATAGTTTTTCTGCAATTGTGAAGATAAGAGGGAGAGCCGCAGTTGCCACTTTAATCGTTGAAATGAGATCTTCTTCGCCCTCAATTCGCTTTTTTTCAATGCTATTGTCCATGCCGATAACCATTCCTTCCACTTCGAATAGTCTATTAGAATGCAATTTTAAGCTGGTTAAGTACCGTCTGTCGTTTCGTAGTATTTTGCCGAGAAGTTTTCCATACCCACCGCCTTCTCTCTATGTTCATTATATGTGTTATATCACATAATGTCAATGCACATTTCGTTTTCAGGAGTAGCACGGATGGCAGTACATCCTGGATAGGATAAAGCCGAGTGGCAAAATACTGCGATCTCACTATCTTCATCGTACATATATGGTGCAGAAGACTCAATGGGGCTCGTCTTGGGGTAGAAATGGGTTTGCAGCTCGCCGGAAGTCATTGTAATCTGAATCTTTTTTTCTCGTTCATCGACCAGGAGTCAAGTTGTTGACCTCTGGTCGATTTTATTTATAGTCTGTGGCCGCTATAATAGCCCGTAAGAACATTCGCAGGGGGAGCACATATGGAAGAGCTGGCAATAAAGGGCGAAGCAATGGAGCAGGAGATCATGCCGTCCTTTGATTTTCTGCTGGAAGGAGAGGCGGAAAAGAATGCGCTTTTGGCAGAGCATCGTGCCTGGTTAAAAGGCATTCGGCGGGAGCGCCCGCTTCCGAAAAACCATCACCGGGTGGCGGTATACATTCGCTACTTCAACCAAACCCGCTATGAGGATTATCTCTCCGCCCACAAAAAGCAGTTTTTGGACACGCTGGCTCTTTGTCCGAACTGGGAATTTGTCGGTTTCTATGTGGATGAGGGAAGCACCGCACCGAACATGGAAAACGCTCCAGAATGGGCGAGACTCCTGCAAGATTGCTATGAGGGCAAGGTAGATCTGGTGATCACCCAGAAGGCAAGCAATATTTCCAAGAAACTATCGGAGCTCTCTTTCTGTGCCCGGCTTCTTGCGGCGCTGCCAAAGCCGGTGGGCATTTACTTTGTTTCGGAGGATATCTACACAATGGCTTCCTACTACCGGGAGGATCTCCATGATCCGTATTTTCTGCCCGGTCCTGATTGGACGATCCTCCCCGATCACCAGCCTGGGAGGGAAATGCTGCATGATTGACAAGGCCACCCGCAATCGGCTTGCAGAACGAAAGGAACGGGTCCGCCGCCGGATCAACACAAAGGTTGACCCGGAGAACTACGAATTCATCCCTGCCAAGAAGCCTATCGACTACTACGACAACGATATTCCGCAACGAGTCGCCGTGTATGCCCGTGTTTCCACGGACAATGTCCAGCAGACATCCTCCTATGAGCTGCAGAAGAAATACTATGAGGATTTCGTCCTGCATCACCCCAATTGGACGCTGGTTAAAATCTATGCCGATGAGGGCATTAGTGGGACTTCCCTCGTCCATCGGGACGAGTTTAATGCCATGATGACTGACTGCCGCAGCGGTAAAATCGACATGATCATCACCAAAAGCGTGTCCCGTTTTGCCCGGAATGTGGTGGACTGCATCAGCATGGTCCGGATGCTGGCGGAACTGCCCAGCCCGGTGGGCGTGTTTTTCGAGAGCGAATGTATCTTTTCCCTTAAGGATGATTCCCAGATGGCGCTTTCCTTTCAGGCCACCATGGCGCAGGAGGAGTCCCATATCCGCAGCCGGAGCATGGAAACCTCCCTGCGGATGCGGCTGGACGGCGGCTTGCCTTTGACGCCCAAGCTGCTGGGCTATTCTCACGACGGGGATGGAAACCTGGTGGTCAACCCGGAGGAAGCGCCTACGGTGAAGCTCATCTTCTACATGTATCTGTACGGCTACTCCACCAGCGACATCGCGGCGGCGCTTACCGAGCTGGGCCGTAAGACCTACCTGGGAAATATCAAATGGACCTCCAATTCCATTGTTCAGGTTCTTCGCAATGAGCGTCATTGCGGGGATGTGCTGACCCGAAAGACCTTCACCCCGAACTACCTGAACCACAAGTCCAGGAAGAATCGGGGCGACCGCCCCCAGAGCCTTTACCGGAATCACCACGAGGGCATTGTTTCCAGAGATGATTTCATTGCCGTTCAGCACCTTCTGAACAACTCCAAGTATGGACATCGCTCTATCCTCCCGGAGCTGCGGGTGATTGACAGCGGCCTGCTCAAAGGCTTTGTAACCATCAACCCTCGCTGGGCCGGGTTCAAACCTGCGGATTACTTTCAGGCTTCCGCCAGTATCCATCCTCCCGATGAGCAGGCGGAAGAAAGAGCGCCTCTTTCCAGTGTCACTCTGGCTCCTGGGGATTTTGACATGAGGGGTTTTGAGATTACCCGCAGCGAGTTCTTTGATAATTACCACCGTCCTTATGTTCAGTTTCAGGATAAGAGGATCAAATTCAGCACAGCTTGTGTTCGTACATTTGGGAAAGACAACCATGTGGAACTACTGGTCAACCCAGTGGAGATGAAGTTTGCTGTCCGCACGGCGGAAAAAGGCAACCGCAATGCCGTCCTGTTCTCCAAACTGGTGGATGGGAAATACCAGCCCAGAGAGATTGCGGGTGCGGCCTATATGGAAACGCTGTTTCAGCTGTTCGGCTGGAGCCCGGATTTAAAGTATCGGATTGCCGGGCGGCTCTTTCAAAGCCAAAGTGAATCAGCGTATATTTTCGATCTCAATGACGCAGAGGCGTTTATCAAATCTTATCTGCTCTCCGGTCAGCAAGGCGAGCAGGATTCCCATGATTCTGTGCAGCCGCTCTCCATCTCTGGCAAGCGGGTGCGCGCCGTACCGGAGGAGTGGATTCATTCTTTTGGAACGCAGTATTATCTCCACCAGCAATCTTTCCAGCAGGTTCATGACCAGAGCGAGGAGGATTGGAAGATTCGCATAGAGGGGCAGCTTTACGAAACCGGTCAAAAACTCCATGTGACCGGTTTTGAGGAACTGAGAGACTATATCCGCCAGGAATTCAACCGGCGCGGAAAGGAGGAACCATAATTGAGCGAGGAGAGAGGCGAAAAACCCGGTGGTGTGATTGCCGGGATGCTCCGTTCTCTGGAAGGGGAGCAGACGGCCGGGATTGCTCCTGTCATGCCGGAGATGGAAGTGGACGTTCATCAGGCAGGTCATGAAGGCGATGATGTTCTGGAGACGGAGCGGGAATTCAATTACGAGGGCTACCAGGTGGTACGCCGGGAATTCTTTGCCCATATCAATGAGCCATCCGTGACCTTTAACAACTATAAATTCTATGTAAATGCTGCCTGCCTGAATCGATTCCCGAAGGTAGATTATGTGCAGGTGCTGGTCAATCAGGAAAGCAAAATATTGGCGATCCGCCCCTGTCAGGCAGAAGACCGGGATGCCTGCGCCTGGTGTACCAATGGCTCTGGCAGACGAAAGCCGAAGCAAATCACCTGCAAGATCTTCTTTGCCAAGGTGTTTTCTCTGATGGGATGGAATCTGGACTATCGATACAAGCTCCTCGGACGGGTGATCCACGCCAAGGATGAATGGCTTATCGCATTTGACCTGACTGCCACCGAAGTATACCAGCGGGTTCTGAAGGATGGCGAGAAGCCCAGAGCCTCCCGGACGCCGGTGTTCCCGGAAGGTTGGAAAACACAATTTGGCCTGCCGTTCCGGGAACATCAGAAATCCATGCAGGTTGATATTTTTGAAGGATATGCGGTGTATGGGCTTCGGGATCGTGCCTCTACGCCAGAAACGCCTATTGCGGAGGCTCCCATACCGGACGGAAGCGAAGAACAGAATCCATCATAGGAGGCAGAATATGAGTCGAGAAAATCAACCGCAAGCCTCGCTGACCCTTGATCCATTTCGCAATCGAATCCGCATCCACAAGAAAACCATACGCCGCCTGGGCAGTCCTGCCTATGTGCAGTTTTTAGTGAATCCGGAAGAACTTTATATCGCCGTTCTTGGCTCGGACAAGCCTATGATTGGGGGAACGGCAAATAAGGTTCGATTGTCCAGTGTCAGCTTTCACACCAACCAATCCGTAGAGTTTTATAGTTCTACCTTGCTGAGCAATCTGTCGGAGATTGTCGGTGGCTTCGATCTGCGGTTCAATTATCATTTGACAGGAGAGATCGATTCGGTGAACCGGGTCGCCTATTTTTCCCTCCAAACCGTGAAACCGCAGGAGCGCAGGAGGCAATATGGAAGAGAAGGGGTTTAGGGAACTCAGGATCGATCCGGAATTCAAAAACCTGATTCGACCTCTCCGGCGGGAGGAATACCGGCAGCTGGAGCTGAATCTGGTGATGGAGGGCTGCCGGGAGGCCATCGTTGTTTGGGACGGTACCATTGTAGACGGACATAACCGATACGAGATCTGCAATAAATTGAAAATCCCTTATGGCGTAAAAGAACAGGTTTTTCCAAACCGGGATGCGGCAATCGCCTGGATCTGCTCCAATCAACTCGGTCGCCGCAACATTTCAGAGGAGACGAAGAAGTATCTGATCGGCAGGCAGTATGAGGCGGAAAAGAAAGCGCACCGGAATGAGAACGGCTATAATCAGTACTGCCCAAATCCCCTCGCCACAGTTGGAAGAGGCCGTCCGGTAGAGGAAGAGAGCAGTCGACGAACCGCCGCCCGTCTGGGAAAGGAGCATCATGTGTCTGGAGCAACGGTCCAAAAATATGCAAAATACAGCGTGGCGCTGGATGCGATTGCAAAAACCGCGCCGGAATTGATTCCCCACATCCTGTCGGGGACATACAAGATATCCTTCGAAAACATTGTGGCACTGGCGGAGATGGCCCCTGCGGAGCTGAAGGAACTCAGTAAGAAAATCGGGAACAATCCCTATGCCTTTGCCCGATACAGCGATTCACGGCGCAGCCTCTCCACCGAGGCGTCTTCTAAGCCCGGCATACAGGCGGCGGAGCAGCCTGCCATCAAGACGATGCCCGCCTATGATCCGGATGCGGAGGTGGCTGGACTGACCCTCACCATTCCCTCCTGGATGAGCTCCATCGAGCGAACCAGAAATATGGCGCATCTCGCATCCATCTCTCCCGCAGCCAAGGAGAACTTGCAGGCAGCCTTAACAGCGCTGGGAGAAAAGGTGCAGGAGATGCTCGCGGCAATTGAGGAGGATTCCTAATGGCTGATTTCAGCATGTTTGTACCCAATGTCCATTTCGAGCAGATCCCCATTAAAAATCTGGTGTCCAACCAGGAGTATCAGCGAAACATATCCGAACAGCATGTACTGAATGCGGCAGCCCACTTTGATCTATATCAGATCAATCCGGTCAAGGTAAGCCGACGAAACGGCGTCAACTATGTGTTCAATGGGCAGCACACGGTGGAGATCGTCGCGCTGGCCTCCGGTTCTCGGGACACGCCGGTCTGGTGCATGATCTACGACGATCTCAACTATGAGCACGAGGCGGATATCTTCGCCAATCAGATGAAGTTCGTGAAACCCTTAAAGCCCTATGAGGTGTTCATGGCAAATATCGAAGCCGGAAATCAGAAACAGCTCATTATCCGGGATCTGGTGGAGTCCTACTCGCTTTCCATTGGCCAAGTCAGAAACTATGGGGTGGTTTGCGCTGTGTCCACGTTGGAAAGCATCTACGACAAGTTCGGCTATCATGTTCTGGACCGGACACTTCGGCTCTGTGTGGGCACTTGGGAGGGCGATATGAATTCTCTCTCCGCTAATATGCTCAACGGCATTGCCCGCCTGGTCCATACCTTTGGAGATGCGCTGAAGGATGAAAACTTCAAGGAAAAGGTGGGCGAGATGTCGGTAAAGCTGCTCTCCAGAACCGCCAAGGAGCGGCGGCCCGGCTCCATGGGGTATGCCGAGGCCATGCTTATTGCCTACAACCGAAAGTGTAAATATCCGCTTAAGTGGACCAGGCTCTACGAGAAGAATGTGGGGAACAGTGAAGGGCTGGACATTGATACAGATCTGGATGAGGAGGAGAACGAGGACTCCTTCGGAGATAACCCCGAGGAATAAACAAGCGGACGACTCCCCAGGGAATCGTCCGCTTGTGATTTCATGGCCGGAGGGTAGATGAACGCCGCCAGATCCAGATAACTGCTCCCGTCCGCCGCAGAGGCTCTATCGGTTTTTCTCAGTAGTGTCATAGCGGAGGCGAAGTGGATGCGGAGGCGACCGTTCCTGTCAAATTGCTTGACCTGGAAGGTACTGCCGACCTTGGAGAAGGTCTTCGGGCTGGATTCCGGGACATCTAATCCACAGCCGCCCCAGATTATGCGACCTTACCCCATTCGCCGTTGGTAGATACATCGTTCATGCTTAAAAGATTTATGTATTTATAAGGTCGATTGCTGTTGCAAGCAGAATTGCAATGACTTCATCTTCAGAATTATCATACTCCATAACGAATTTATCGGCATAGCCATCCTTAAGATTTAAAGGACAATCATGCAGAGTAGCTACCTGCTTACCCTTATATTGGATTTTGAAACTCTTGCCTTCCTGGTGTGTGATTTTGACACTACCTTCAAGAACCTCGAACTCCAGATTACCAAATGACACATATTTTTTTAGCAATGCGATTTTTTCTTTACCCAAGAATACTGTGCATTTCTTCACCTCTTTTTCAAACAACGGAACACCTGTAGAAATCAGATGCTCTTTAACATAGCCGATTTTATTTCCGTTTGCATCAAACAAATCCAAGATTTCACGGTCGGTGATAGTGTTCTCAGCGTTAGATTTATACTTGAGCGTACCATTGCCGTCAACAATTTGATAACGCCCAAGATAATCATTCATATCAGGCGTTTTCCCAGTAAAGAGGCCGACCATCGTGCCTATGGAATAGGACTTTGATTTGATAACCAGGAAATTTTTCTTGATTCCCTGGATATGTTCGGCCGCAGTTTTCTGCCCTGTGGCTTGACCGAGTTTATTCAGCACGGAGTTTACCACCCCATCTACCGATCCTTTCGGTATGACTTTTTCGGCGATTTTAGCACCAGCTAAAGCTGTGAGTTTACCTTTTAAACTCATAAGCGCACCTCCTATCGTGTTCTGTAAGAGAACTTGTAAATTTCGCGGATAATTAATCCATGCTGCCACTATCTTTATTTCCGCCGAACTCGCAGCCGCGTACATGGTCATGTCCATAATACCATCTGCAGTATCGGTAACCACTGTGAGGGAGACAATTGGTGCAGTCCCCCATTACAATGTCTTTGCCTTTGATTTGGATGCGATGCCAACACACGCTATGACTGTAAAGCGTATTCCGAAGAAACCTAACTTCGATGGAGACGGTTCCTGTGGGAATGGTCCATTTTTAATTTCATGGCCGGAGGGAAAAGGCCGGGCGCATATATTCCACAGCGCCCCGACTGAGGCCATACTGTCCGGCCAGCTGCTCCCAGTGTCCGGATACGGTTTTGCAGATCTCCTCCGCCGCCTGCTGAGCCTCCTGGGGAGATAAGCCGAAGTAGTCAGCGACCTCCAGCGCCAGATCCAGGTCGATGGTGTTGTCGTACTCGCTCACATTGAGGGAGAGACGGTCGCCTGTGGGGACTGGGTTTACATCGTAGAGCGGAGCCAGTCGCCAGCCGGTGAGAGTCAGGAGGAAACCGTGGTTGCGCAGGTGGTCGTCGGTGTTGGACACCGCCATACTGAATACGATCCGTTTCCACAGCTCAGCCAGATCCTGCCTGGGAGCCGCCCCATTGGCGCGGATGAACGCCGCCAGATCCAGATAACTGCTCCCGTCCGCCGCAGAGGCTCCGTCGGTTTTTCCCAGCAGAGTCATGGCGGAGGCAAAATGGATACGGCGGCGGCCATCCCGGTCAAATCGCTTGACCAGGAAGGTGCTGCCGGTCTTGGAGAAGGTCTCCAGCCTGGATTCCGGGACATTCAATCCGCACAGCCGCGCCAGGTCATGCACGACCTTCTCCCATGCGCCGCTGTTGGATTCATCGTGCTTAGACGGAAACTTGGCGATCCACAAAGCGCCGTCCGCTGCCTGCACCGTGGCCTTGGGCCTTGCTCCGCCCAGAGAGGAACCGGGGGCCAGAAGCTCCCGCAGCCATGTTTCGTTCAGGCCGCTTTCGTCATTCTCAAAGGCGATAGAGGCGTTTTCCAGTGTCCGAAGATGAACCCAGGGCGGCGTTGCGAAGGACTTGTCGTTGGAGAGAAAGTCTCCCCCCTCTTCCAGGCTGAACCGCAGTGCCCCCATGCGGGATTCATCGTAGACCCCCAGCAGGAAATCGCTTTCTGTGAGGTTTCGGGGCTTTCGGTCTTCTTTTCTGGCGTCAATTGCCTCCTTGCGCCGCATCAGCAGGCGGCCCCAGCGGTCCGGGCAGGAGTCGGCGAACAGCCCGAAGAGCCGCTTGTCCAGCGGCACATACTGCCGTCCCCGGTAGAGGGCCAGATCCGGGTCCAGAGAGAAGGAACTCTCGGCGGATGTCAGCCAGGCGGGGTCATACTCGAAGGAGAAGGTTTCCTGCCCCCGGATAAAGCTGCAGCGGAGCCGCCCCATCAGGGTGGGGGTCTCTCCACGCCAATTTTCATATACATAGATGGTCTTTTCGTCCTGCGCCATGGGCTACTCTCCTTTCTTGGGCGCCCGCCGTCTGGTAGGCAGCGCCAGGTCTTGCAGCTTCCTGCCGAATTCATCATCTTTGGCAATAAGCAGCAGGTCGCTGTCCATATTGTTCAGTGCGTGCAGCACGGCGGCATAGGAGCCGATGGATACCGTGGGCGCACCCTTCTCGATGGAGATGAGGGTGGCCCGGCTGATCCCCGCCCGCTCCGCCACCAGTTCCAGACTCAGCTTCCGGCGCAGGCGGGCAAGGCGGATCTGCTCACCCATCTGCTCCAGAATCTTTCTTGTCTGCGGCATGATGACCGCCGCTCTTTTGCCCATACATCATCGCCTCCTAACATACATTATAGTATATTACCTTGGCGATTATGTCAATTATATTTGAAGTTATTTGTTTTCCTCATTGAGCGCTTCCTCGATGAGATACCCGCCGCCGAAGATGATGTCCAGCCTGCCGTCGGGATATACCTTTACGCACTCGATCATCTGGTGGACGATGGTATCGTCGTACTCCATCTTTCTCGACGCACGATCTGCGATGATTTGCTGCAGCTGGAGGATGCGGCCATCATTCCCCTGGTCCGAGAGGAGGGCGTCCTCCAGCTTTTTGATTCTCCCTTGCAGGAGTTCGATGGTATCGGAAAGCTCCTTGAATTCCGCCTCATGGCTTTCAATGCCCTCGCCGCTCTCTACGCTCTCATTGATGAGGGACACCATTTTGCGGTTCAGACCATCGATTTTTCGGCGAAGCAGGTCGATTTCATCGCTGTTCCCGTTCAGCCCGATGGCCTCCCCAATGGTCGCCCTCATAAGTGCCAGATAGGTGGCCTCGTCTTCCTCATTGAAGCGGTTGACCGCCCGGACGATAGCAGCATGGAGCGCTTCCTCGTCTACTGTAGGGGAGGACTTGCAGTACCGCTTTCCGTAGTCCAATCGATTGATGCAGCGCCAGACCACCCGCTTTTTCCCACGGGATGTCCAGGTCACGCGCTTGTATCGGCTCCTGCATTCGGCGCAGATCATCACATTGGACAGCGCATACCGGGAGTATTTTCCGGTGGCCGTAGTGGCTGCTTTGGTGGAGTTTGGCTCCCGACTCATCCGCCTGGCGAGTTCTTCCTGCGTTTTGTGAAAGAGCTCTCGGCTGATGATACCAACATGGCTATTCTGTACATAGTACATGGGTGCCTCACCCGTGTTTTTGCGACGGACCTTGCCAATACAGTCAATTGTGACCGTCTTTTGAAGGATGCTGTCCCCGCAGTATCGTTCATTCCGGAGAATACCCTTAATCATGCTCGCAGAGAAGGAGAATCGTTTTCCTGGTATCTGGAGATTCTCTTCTCTGAGTTTGGTTGAGATCCGGTTGATGGTTTCACCTGACAGGTACATATTGAAGATTCTCTCCACGATGGATGCCTCCTCCGGGACGATCTCCGGTTCTCCGTCCTCGCCCTTTCGGTATCCAAGCAGGCACTTATAATTGAATACGGGCTTGCCGTCCTGGAATCGCTTCCGAAAGCTCCATGTGACATTCTTGCTGATGCTTTCGGATTCAGACTGTGCGAACCCTGCGTAGATGACCAGATAGAGCTCGCTGTCGATTTGCAGTGTGTCTATATTTTGCTCCTCGAAGTAGATGCCAATCCCTCTTGCCCTGAGCATACGCACATGGTCCAGGCAGTCAACAGTGTTTCTGGCAAATCTGGAGACCGACTTGGTGATGATATAGTCGATTTTTCCTGCCAGGCAGTCGTTGATCATCTTTTGGAACTGGGGCCGTTTATCTGCTCGAGTTCCTGAGATGCCCTCATCAGCGTACAGGCCGGCAAATTCCCACTCCGGCTTGGCGGCAATCATTTCGGTGTACACTTTTTTCTGGTTGGTGTAGGAGGTAAGCTGTTCCTCGCTGTCAGTGGATACCCGGCAGTAGGCGGCAACCCGGCGCTGGTGATATTGCTCCTTGTTGACGATCAGCGAGCGCTTCGGCTCAATGACCGATATGGTCTTTTTCGGTATCCTGGTTACATTCATTTTCATCCCCTCCGATCTCTACGTCGGTCTTGGTATGTAGGATCACCTGTCCTCCGCTTCCCAGCGTCAGATAGGCGACGATGTCACTAAAGTAGGCCGGACTGAATTCCTCCTGGGGCGTCATCATGCGCACACGTTTTCGGGCGATGGATGCGGCGATCTGCAGATGTGTATCGCTCTCTGCGTACAGCTGCTCCGCCATCTCAATTGTTTTGGCGATGACCAGGGCGTCACTGGGATTATCCCGCTCCAGTTCGGCATCGATTTCCCTGTTGATTTGCTGAGCCTCTGCCGACAACTCCCTTCGTTTTTTGGGGCGGGGTATGAGCAGGTGGCTGTTAGCGATGATGCGGTTCATCAGGATCGTCACCTTTTCCAGCAGATGCGTATCGGAAATTCGTATGCGCTGTCCGCAATCCGCATTGGTGCATTCCCAGCTTTCCCGAATCCGGTGCCTGTTGCTTACTCTCCTCCGCATTGGCGCCCCGCATTCCGCGCACCGGACCCGGTTCCGGAGCAGGTCGATCCCCTCCAGATTTTTCTCGAAGGTGTTCCGCTGGCGGGCTGTCCGCACCGCAGCAGCCTCCTCATACTGCTCCTCCTCGATGATGGGGTCATATTCTCCATCTCCGAGGTATTTGGCGTTTCCTATGATTCTTGCGATACGGGCTTTATCCCACACATCCGTCCTCTCGCTGTAGGGGATCTTCCTTTCAGTCAACAGTTCGGCAATGCTTTGGAGGGAAGCGCCGTTGATGTAGGCGCTGAATATCTCACGGATGACCATAGCTTCATCCTGTGCGATGACTGTCCTTCCGTTCCGCATAGTGTAACCGTATGGGATATAGCGTATCTTCTTCATTTTGAGGTTCCTCTCCGTCAGAGCATTTCTGTAAATCGCAGCCCGCCGATGAGGGTGACCGTCATTTCATCCCGGCGGGTGATGCGGATGGCCTGGACAATCTCGGCAAACAGCTTTTCATCGAATCGGTCCAGGGGTTCTTCCAACTCCTCCAGCAGTTTTTTCAGCCGTGTCACTTCCTCGATTATATCGGTGATGCCCGAGGAGAATTCACACTGGCGCTCACGCTTCAGTTGGCGCAGTTGGTCGTTGATATCCTGCACCTGAGCTTTGTGGACCTCGTCTTTGAGGTATCCTTTTGCATGGAGCTGTTCCACCATCACCAGCTTGGCATTGAGATCTGCGATGCTCCGGCTGATCTCCCTTGCGGCTGTGTTTTTCCGCTTTTGTTTCAGCTCGGCGGATTCCAGGCGGAGCAGGGTTTGACCCAGAATGTCGTATTCGGAGAACCGAAGCTTGTTGACCATGGCGATGAAGGCATCATAGATCCGATCCTCACTGTAGTAGTTCGAGTCGCATTGGGTGCGATCCTGAATGTGTTTGGAACATCCCCACTTGGCGGTCCCGGAAACCTGCCGCCTGCGAAAATACGAGCCGCACTCAGAACACTGAATGCGGCTCGTAAGAGGATAGATATTTTGCGCTGTGGATTTCCCAAAGATATCCTGACGCTTTTTCAGGAGGGTCTGGACCTTGTCGAAGGTTTCTCGGTCAATGAGCGGAGCGTGGGTCATGGAGGCGTAGAACATATCCTCCTGGCCTCGATTTCGGAACTGTTTGAACGGGACTGTGGTGTCACGGTAGGTTTTCTGGTATTTGCAATCGCCGCAATACCGTTCATTCCCAAGGATGTACGCCACCTTGGTGGAGCGCCAGAGGGATTTCCCGGTCTTAGTTTTGATGCCGCGGCTGTTAAGGTCGCGGGCGATCTCCGATGTAGACTGGCCGCTCAGGTAGTTTTCAAACATCATGCGGACGATGGCCGCCTCCGGTTCATAGACCACCAGTGCCTTTTCCACCAGCCGGAAACCGTATGGAGCGTTGCTGTCCACATACTCACCCGATTGCATCCGTTTCACGATGGAAAGCCGCTGGTTCTGGGAAATAGCCTTGGACTCCTCCTGCGCAATGGCAGAGAAGGTATTGAGGAGCATTTCATCCCCGAGGGCCAGAGTGTAGATTCCCTCTTTCTCGAACTGCACCCCCACGCCGAGCAGCTTCAGCTTCCGGACATATTCCAGAGACTCCTTGGCGTTTCGGGCGAAGCGGGAGACGGACTTGGTGACGATCAGGTCGATTTGGTGCTGTTCGCACATCTTGATCATTCGCTGGAATTCGGTTCGGTTCTGCGCTTTCATGCCAGACAGCCCTTCATCCGCGAAGATCTCCACCAGTTCCCACTCTTTTTTTCTCTGAATGAGGCTGGTATAGACCCGAATCTGGTTGGCATAGGAGTTCTGCTGATCTGCTGAATTGGAAGATACCCGGCAGTAGGCAGCGACTCGGACTTTCCGAATTTCCTGTCTGGTGATGGGCGAGATGAGTTTGGCCTGTGGCATCAGCAGAATCCCCTTTCTGGCTGAATTTTGGATTGTACTACATTTTGGTACAATCCACTTTTACGGTTCAAGCAACATTATATTCAAGAAGAAGATAAAATCCATTGAATAAATGCAGATCAGGAAATTTCTACATAGTCAACAGACTGCGCCGTGCAAACTCCATCAGATTAGACGATGCCGTCCTGACATCCTAATCCGCAATAACAAGATCCGAGCCGGTAAGCTTCTGGTAATATCGCTTGGCTCGCTCGTATTCAGCGGCGGTGATCACACCGCTGTTCCGCATCGATTTCAGCACGACCACGATAAACAGATAGTTTGCACTTTTGGTTTGTGACATGGTAATCATGGTGTGATCCCTCCTAACTGCAAAATTGAATTGATACCACAAAAATAGGGGCCACCCCGTCTGGTTGCGGCAGTGTTGGCTTACTTCGCTACATAGTGGGTGACCCCCATTGCTTCTGATATCAAGACGATTGTTCGTCTTTTTTTGCCTGTATTCGACACTACTTCCCCAGGCCAGGGCGGACATCTAAACTGCGGCGGGCGCCGCACTCCGGGAATCGAACCCCTCCGAGGATCTCTCCGAGCTGCCCCCATTGCTTGAGACTGTGGCTGGGCAGGGGTACCATTGTAGGCGGATGAGGTCTTGACGAAACAGACTGCCACGCCTGCTTTTGGATCGGTGGACCCGCTGGGCACCTTATTGGCCGTCATTGATAGAAGAGAAAGAGGGCTTTGCCCCTTTCTCCCCTACAGGTGGTCATCGCGCACCGTCCGCATCGCTCGCTCATCCGCTGATGTTATTTAGCTGCCGGATATTCAGTTGAAAAGGTTCAATGAAGGCGTCCGAAGAACCCCTTCACTTTACAACGGACATTTTTTCAGCAAATCACAACCATCACCCAAAAATATTTTTCGCTTTTTTCTGAATGAGTCGGATTGCATTCTGGACGCTCTGATAACTGACTCCCATTTGATCCGCATAAGCCTTGTAACTGATCCCATTCAGAATGCAAGCCTGGTAAATTCCATATTGGGTAGGAGTCAGGCTCTCTCGCAGTCTTTGTTCCAGCAGCTTCGTGGAGATTTCTTCTGTGTAATCGACCGTATCAGCCAACCAGTTGGAGTCTGTCACATCTTCAGGGAGCACATCCAGCGATAGAATCGTTGGTTTGGATATGCCGTCTCTATCCGCTTCCTGATCCAGTGACATTGCTCGACGGAACCGCTTTTCCTCCGAACGCAACACCTGCATCACAGTGCGCTCCACCTCTGTTACCTCGCCAGTAGCCTTGATCCGCACCATGCACTTGCCGTCCTCCGTTGTCCAGAGGTCATAGTCGAACTCGACTGGGGTTTTCGGGATTCCTTTCATTGCTTCGTCCTTTCCGCTGGTGCGAAGCAGCGGAATGACGAGGCAACAAAAAGAGCCGCATGACGGTGAGCGTGTAATTCCATACCGATAAATCAGGTGTTTCCATTTTGGAAACATCTGATCATGCGGCATTAGGAAGACTCACCAGTCAGCGGCTCCACAGCACAGCTATCAATATTTATTTGTTAATCTCTGCCCTTATCGGTCTTGATAAAAGCGAAGTTTTAACCGTCTCATACTGAGGACATTAAAGACGGTCTCCTGTCCACAGCGTTTGCACTTTGCTTGGACATGGCCTCTGGTGTCCTCAAATACAGCGATTGAATTGTGTCCACAGAAGGGACATTTCACCATCCTTGTTTTTTGGTTTGCGATGGCATGACGCGCTTTTCGGATCTTCTCCATCATTTCCTCAGACGGCTCAGAGATGCGGATATTCTTTTTCATGCCCACACCTCCAAGGGATCTGAATATTCCCGGTACGGACGATCCTCAATGTAACCGAGATGTCTCAGCCGGATTACAGCCGCCGACTTCGACACGGCAAACTGCCTACACAAAAGAGACAGTGATAACTTGTCACGATATGCGAACACCCCCTCGTAATTGATTAACTTCTTGCCACCGGCAAAATACCACATGGCAAGATCAATTTCTTTTTGCGGCATAAGGATGGCCGCGCCAAGGACATTAGCCTGCCATTCATTCCAGTCCTCGCGAGTCTTTAAGTCGCGGAGCGAATACACTGTCCGTGCCGAGTATTTCTTTGCATAGGCTGACTGCGCAGTTTCACTTTCCATCTGGAACAAAATCTGATGTGCGCACTCATGGGCAAGGGTAAAGCGTCTCTTGCCGCAGAGCTTTTGGACTTGTCCGGGTTGAATAAAGCTGGTGTCCATCAGAATTTGATTTTTCCTGAGTGGGATGGTTCGCTTCACGCCCATCTCTTCCGTGATATACTCGGTATCCGCATAGGCGGTCAGACCACAGATGCTTCCATCCGGGGAAAGATGGGCAAACGACACTTCCAAGCCAAGGTATTCCTTGGCGAACTGGTCAATCGGTGTCCCTCGTGCCATTCGTCGGATGTCCTTGGTTTCGCTGCCGAAAAAGAACTCATTGAAATCCTTGGTTACGGCTACTGCAATTTCTTCGATTTTCTTCTGGGATAAGATCATCGTTAGGTCTCCTTTGCTTCAACAAACCACTTGCTGCCCTCCTGAAACAGATAGGATTCTCTGCCACGGATCAGCACCGTATAGCGAATGCCGCCGCCACCCACCTTTTTGGAAGAGGCACGGCACTTATAGAGTACCTGATCGATCTGAAAAATTAGGCCGTTTTTCCACCGGATGAAGCGCGGATGGAATACGCCCTCCTGATCCACATCCAGATTGACCGAGACATAGGTTTTCCTGCAGTGTGCACTCATGTTTCTCACTCCTTGCTACACATAACGGGCACCGGCAACTTTCTCGTTGCCCGGTGTCCGTTACCAATTTCAGTCCAAACGAAAACGAACATCACATTTTGGTCTGCGCACTCTTGACGGGACACGCAAACCGATATACAATAAATGCGTAAAGCGATTGCGTATTATCATTATATGTAAACGGATTGCTTGTGTCAAGCACTTTTAGGCGGAAAACGCAAATAGATTGCATATTATCACGCTTACAGGTAGGAGGATATACTATGAGGTTCGGAGAAAAGCTCCGCGTACTGCGCAAGGAAAAGGGACTTACTCAGGCGGAACTTGCGAAACTGGCGGGAGTAGGACTCAAGACGATCACCAACTATGAAAAGGGCAGCACATACCCCCAGAACCGCGAGGTGTATGGCATTCTTGCCCGGATTCTCGGCTGCGATGCAGACTATCTGCACAACGAGGGCGACGATTTCATCGCAATGGCGGGGCAGCAATATGGCTATCGGGGCAAGAAGGGCGCCGAGCGACTGCTAAAAGAAGTAAGGGTAGCCTTTTCCGGAGGCGAGATGGCAGAAGAAGATATGGATGAGATGATGCTTGCCATTCAGGAAGCCTATATCGATGCGAAGAAGCGAAACAAGAAATACACGCCCCAAAAGTATCTGAAACAGCAGGAAGGAACGAAGTAAGCCCGCTCTATGGGACTTTTCATCTGTTATATTGAAACAGTACCATTCTGCCCGGAAGGGGTGATACCACTATGCTGATTCGAGCGGAGGAAGCCATTCAAAAAGCCAACCGTATTGTGCGGCAATGCGGCACGAGAAATGCTGACCGGATCGCAAGGGAGCTGGGGCTGATCGTCATGTCTCGTGATTTCTCCCGTCAAAAAGGCGCATACATGGTCATTGAACGAAACCGCTATATCTTTATCAATAAACATCTCGACCCCGTGATGCACGACATTGTTCTGCTCCATGAGATCGGCCATGACCGCCTCCACCGTAAAGATGCAATCCGTGCCGGCGGACTGCAGGAATTCAATATCTTTGACATGAGAGACAAGCGCATGGAATACGAGGCAAATATGTTTGCCGCACAGATCGCCCTTCCAGACGAGGAAATTCTGGAATACATATACGGCGGCTACGATGTGGGCCAGATTGCGCGGGCAATGTCTTCGGACATCAATTTGGTGGCGCTCAAGGTCTCAGAGCTGAACACGAGGGGGTATCGCTTCCGTGAACAGGAACACCGAAGCGATTTCTTAAAATGAACGAGATGGTTTTGCCGGGACAAGCGAAAAGGAGAAAATCAAGATGAAATATTTGCTGTATCGTTCCTTCGGGAATCTGGACAAGGATGTGAAGAAGCACGAGCTGGTGGCTGTGGAGTATGGAAAAGACATCTACGATGTGACCGACGCACTCATCAAGGCAGCTGCGGATGACCTTGCCGGTCTGTCGGAATACGAAAAGTATGAGACCGACGCCTTCGCTCCGGAGCGGACAAAGGATTTCCGTAAGACCAAGCGGTACGCCTACGAGATGACCGGCATTGTCTATCCTACCCATGCTGACAAGAATATTCTCATTGACTTTGGAATCGTGGAGGAAGCGGAATGA